AAGGAATACACCTAAATGAATTAGCCTCAAAAATACAAAATCAAGCAAAAGCCAAAAGAGACTTTATAGCCGACACTGAATGTGTAAGGATAAAGGCAGATGGTGAGACAATGGTAATAAACGGTGGGGAAGTTGATGACCTTTCATTTAAATTGACTAAGACAGCCCACAGGCAGATAGGAAGAGAAACTGGCATACCAGCCACTTACTACGATAAACTCAAAGAGAAATCTCCATCACTTCTTGCTCAGAATGTGAATTGGTGGCTGCATTCAGAACCAACAAAGCAGATGATTAGGACTTTTGATTTCGAGTCACAAGGCATAGAAGATACAAATAGAGTTAGAGCATTCCTTGGGAAAAAGTACAGACCATTAGACAACGTTGATCTAATTAATTCAGTTTTGCCTTTGATCACAGAAAAAGGAGCAGAGGTTAAATCATGCAACGTTACGGAAACAAACTTATATCTACATGCATGCTTTCCTGATACTGAATTCGAAATAAGCGAAGGCGACATCGTGAGAACAGGATGCATGATAAGAAACTCCGAAGTTGGGCTTGGTGCTTTAAAAGTTCAAATGTGGATAGAAAGATTGAAATGCATGAATGGATTAATTGTTCCAGACGCTGGAGTCAGGAAATATCATGTAGGTAAAAACTTAGCGAGCGGTGAGTTAGCTTACGAGTTGATGTCAGATGAAACGAAAAAGAAGACTGATAAAGCTTTTTGGTCTCAGGTTAAAGATGTTGTCAAAGCAACGGTAGAAGAAGCCAAATTTAAACAGGTTCTCGAACAGTATGCAGAGAAAGCAAAGATTGAGGTGGCGGAACCAACAAAAGCTGTAGAAGTAACAAGCTCACTATACAATCTTACAGCAGATGAAGGAAAATCCATGCTACAGCATTTATGTGAAGGCGGAGATTATACCACATGGGGCATAGCAAACTCAGTAACAAGAATGGCTCATGACGAAAAAAATTACGATAGAGCGGTGGAGTTAGAAGAGATAGGCGGTAGCATCATGGAGCTTAATCAAAGTGATTGGGAATAAAAATGGATACATTTCAGGACGTTTTTATAAAAAAAAGGCACAATGGCTATGCTGAAATACGTAGTTATATGCTCGAAGTTATCAAGGCTAGAGGCAAGGGGATAAGATTTGTTTATATAGATGAACATACACAAGAAAAAGAAATAATGTGTGTACCTTTTTCTCAATTAAACAGGGGTTTCGTGACTGCAAAGGGGATAAAATCCAAGGTTATCAAAGGTCAAACATTCGATTTAATTTCATATCTCTGGCATGATAGAAATGAAGAAAATTCTAAAGATGCCGATAGCGGTCAGATTATGATGTTTGATTAGGCCTTTATAGTAAGCTTGCCTACAAAAATACTTGGGTTATCTTAATAAAGATGGGAAGACCTAAGACAAATATAGATGGTGAACAAGTTAGAAAACTTGCAGGGCTTCATTGTTCAGTGAGCGAGATAGGCGATATATTAGGTTGCGGAAGAGATACTCTCTATCGGAGATTCAAGGATGAATTGGACAAAGGCAGGGCTGAAGGAAGAATGCGACTAAGAAACATGCAGTTTAAATCAGCGCAAAATGGCTCAGCTGCTATGCTCATTTGGCTAGGAAAACAAATACTAGGACAAAAAGACCAGCAGGAAATAGTTGCTGTAGACGAAGAGGAAAAGCGTTTGAGTGACGAAGAGGTGGATCAGATGCTAGAAAAAATAACAGGAAATGATGTCAGCACAGCTAAAGACAAAACAGAAAAGAGCAGTTCTTCCACAGCTGGCGAATAAAAACTTTCTAGCTTTTTTGTGCTATATGGACGCTGATTACGAGCCATCAGCTGTTCATAGACTTCTTGCCGATAAGCTACAACAAGTTGAAGAAGGCAAATGTAAAAGATTGATAATCACCATGCCTCCTCGTCACGGTAAAAGCAGAATGGCAGCAATTGAGTTTCCTGCTTGGTTTTTGGGGAAAGATCCGACAAGACAAGTAATTATGTCATCTTATGGTGATCAACTTTCTTTGAAGCATAGTAGAGAGTGCAGGGATAGATGTAAAAGCGTTCCTTATACGAGGACTTTTCCAACATCACAACCAAACCCAAGATTACAAGCTAAGAATACTTGGGGATTTATGCAAGGGGGGAGTTTTTCGGCAACAACAGTCGGGGGAGGGATGACTGGACTTGGTGCTGATCTTTTGATCATTGATGATCCTCATAAAAACAGACAAGAAGCTGAAAGTAAATTAGTACGAGATAGGATATGGGATTGGTTTACTTCTACTGCATTTACTAGATTATCTAGAGATGGAGCGGTAATTCTGATTATGACTAGGTGGCATACGGATGATTTAGTCGGCAGGCTAACGTCGGATGAATACATTTCAAAGCTCAAAGAAACGGGCAAACAAGAAGAAGAATGGGAACTAATTGAGTTGCCTGCAATAGCTGAAAAAGAAGACGATGCCTTGGGAAGAAAAGTTGGAGAAGCCTTATGGTCTGAAAGGTGGGATGTTGACTCTATAAAGGCAATTGAGGCAAACATTGGGGCTTACGACTATACTTCTCTATACAGATGCAATCCCCGTATCAAAGGAGGTAATATTGCCAACATAGAAGGATTAAAATATATCGACATCAACGATATACCAAAGAGTGTTGAATTGGTGAGAGCTTGGGATTTAGCAATCACTGACAAGCAAAAAAGCGACTTCACGGCAGGATGCCTTGCAGGATATGATAAAAAAACGGGAAACTTTTATATAGCTCACATGGCAAAAAAGAAAATGAACTGGTTCGGAATCAAGAACACAGTAATACAATACGCAGAACAAGAAGGTAACAGGATTGGAGTTGAAGCGGTGAGTGGCTTCAAAACAGCTTATGAAGAAATTAAGCATGCCCTGCTTGGAAAAACGTCTGTTAAGTATTCCGTGCCACGCGAAAACAAGATGATAAGAGCTAATGGGTGGATTTCTCGTATAGACACTGGTAAAGTATATCTAGCTAAAGGACTGTGGAATGCAGACTTTGTAGATGAATTGTCAGTTTTTCCTGATGGAAGACATGATGATCAGGTTGACGCAGTGAGTTTAGCATGGGAAATGACATACAAAAACAAACCTTTATTAATAGCTTAAAATGGCTGGCATAACATCAAAAATCAAAAAAGCACTTGGAATAAAGAGTAAAAACAAAAGCTCTTTTTTAAGTGTAGGTAAATCTTATCACTTTGGACAGGAGGATAGATTTAATGATTACAAGTCCTTTTTAGATGCAGGTGCAGGTAATGTTTGGGCAAGCTTCAGAGCGTGTGACATTGTTGCAAATGCAGTGATGCAAACTGGATTTAATCTTATCAATCAAAGAACTGGATCTTTTATAGAGAATGACAGAACAGGGATATCTGACCTAATTAAAGCGCCCAACCCTGTAGATACCTTTGAGGATTTAATGTACTTGTATGTACACCACATCAAGTTGACTGGTAATTTTTTCTTATTAAAAGATAAGATAAATCAGATCACAAAACAACCAGAGGAGATTTACCCATTAATACCTAGTAGAGTTAAAATTATCCCAGATGATAAAAATGATGGTCGAGTTTTACTTTATCAATATACAGTCAATGGAGAAATAACTGAATTATCTCCTGAAGAAGTAATACACTTTAAAAGACCAAATCCAACCAACGAATATTGGGGATTAGGAGATGTGCAGGCTGGCAAGGGATTGTATAAAGATTATATAAATAGAGATCTATTGAATGAACACTTTCAAAAGAACGGAGGGCTTCCTTCTGGAGTGTTAGTAAACGAAGAATTCGACGGAGAAGAGGGTGAATGGGAAAGGGTTAAGTCTATTTGGTCAAATCAATATGCAGGAAAGAAGAACCTTGGCAAGATAGCTTGGCTGACTGGAAAATGGAACTTTATTAAACTCGGAATGACATCCGAGCAGATGCAACAAATCGAAAGAGACAGACAAAACGTTCATCAGATATTCTTAAATCATGGTGTTCCTCTTTCTATTGCAGGAATTGACAAGGCTGCGAACTACGCAACATCTAGACAAGATTACATCAATTTCAAAAGATTTACATGCTATCCTTTGGCGTTGGCATTCTTCAGAAAACTAAATAAGGAGTTAGTAAATTTTTACAACGATGACTATAAGATTGATTTTGTTGTTAATGGACTAGTTGATGGCGAGGCTGTAGTTAGGGAATACTTACCACTTCTTGCTCAAGGAGCAATAACTCCTAATGAGATCAGAGACATGGCAGGACTACCCAAAATGGACAATCCTTTATTAGATTCTTTCTATATAAATACACAACTTATACCAATGGAAATGGTAGGCTTGGCAAATGCTTTTGGAGAAGTTCCTAGTGAGTTGCTTGAGAATCAAGTAGAAGCAGCTGGAGGTGATCCAAATAGATTGGCTGATGACATAGCTACAGAAGCAACTTCATCTATAGACGAGGAGTTGTTGAGACTTAGAAAACCAAGAG